GAGGTCTGAGTGCCAACGGTTCTATGCTGGTGAAGGGTCTAGGTGGCGGTTTGTGAATAGCCCTAGAAAGGAGGATACTTGTGATCTATTCTGGGGTAAATCACAAGATAATATTCTGAATGTGTTAAAGGAGGCTACAAGGAATGAGTGATCCAGTGAATCATCCAAGTCATTATGCTTCTGGTGGAATAGAATGTATAGAGGCTATAAAGGCTTCTATGACACAGGAAGCATTTAATGGATATCTTAAAGGAAACATTGTGAAGTATCTTTGGCGTTATGAAAAGAAAGTCGCCCCAGTAGAGGATTTAAAAAAGGCGCATTGGTACTTAGATAGGCTAATTAAGGAGCTTGAACTGTGATTACCATTCGTATCAAAAATGCTGATCCCCTATTTGACATCAGGGAAGCCATTGCGGCTACTATTGGAAAAGATTCTCTCCCTGCACCGAAAGAGGATTTGTTTAAGTATTACAAAAAGCTCTTTGTACAAAACCATAGTGTAGTAAGGGCTGTGAATTTCCGTATTAAGGATACAGAGAGTGATAAGGCTACTGCACGACAGTTGCTTCGTGCTACCACTGGACACCCTCAGCCCTATATGCAGTCCTCTCGTCCCGATTGGTGTGGAAAGGAAAGGGACGAATTTGAGAAGGTATTCTTTCTTCATGACCACACAGCAGAATCCTTCTTGAATGAAGCCAGACAGCGATTATGCTTTAGAGCATGGAAACCAGCTAGAGAAAAAGTACTTGACATTGTTAGTACTATGTGGCATAGTGACGATCCTTACTTCAAGGCATTAGCCTTTTGTGCTGTTCCAAATTGTGTACATCAGTTTGGGTGTCCTGAAGGTAAGTTTAATTGTGGCTGGTGGGATAGACAAGATTTCCCAGCAGATATTATGTCACGTAGGGAGAAATACCTAAAGGAGTGTATCAAATGAAAGGTGTTGTATCTGAGCTGGTGTCTCGTATTGAAGGATATGAGACAAAATTTGAGGTGTTGTCTATCCTTAAGAATGAAGATGGATACTATTGTGTAGAGGTAGCGGTTAAGGAGGAAAAGAGTGATAGTAACAATGACACTAGACAATGAGGAGGGAAACGTAACTACATTTAGCACGAACTGTTCTTCTTGTTTGATGGCTGATGACAGGTCTCCGCAGATTTCTTTGCTAGAGGCTTTGGCTAATGGTCTCCGTGCTGGTGGGTATGTATTAGCAGGAGATTTAGTAATGTATGATTTTGATAAGGATGAGGTGAAATGCTAAAAACATTTGGGGATTTGGAAGAGGATCGAAAGATTGACAAAGGCAGGCTTGATGAGGAGAACGCTATCCAGCCTATGCGGTATGGCTTTTATGCTGACCAGTATGCGCAGGCAAAGACGGAACTAGAGAGAGCTAAGAATAACCTTGATGCTACTATCGCCAAGCAGTCTTTATTCTATCGTAGGAATCCTCCTACCGATTTGAAGACTACCGAGGCGGTATTTGATGCACTTATCAATGCTGACCGAGAGGTATGCAATGCAAAAGAAGCTGTAGTGGTAGCACAGGAAACGGTAAACACTCTTTATGCAGCAGTATCAAGTATACAGGATGTTCGCTCTAGTATTGATAATCTTGTCAAGCTATCTGTGAACAAGTTTTATGGTGAACAAGATCGGGATATTACCCGAGAAAAATTGAACAGGAACTAAGGAGAAACACATGGCAGATTGGGGAAATCGTAGAGAAATTAGGAGTGGTAGTACTGGTGGATCAAAGTTTATGGCTTTGGATTTGAGTGAATATGAAGTAGAGCAGTTTAAGCTGAAACAGGGCAACAACCGTATTGAAATCCTGCCGTATGTAATCTCTACCAATATGCACCCTCTGGTAGTTGCTGGTAAACTGAAGAAGGGACAGCTTGATTATAATGTGGTACTGAAGGTTCATACCAATGTTGGCCCCGGTAAGAAGGCCGTAGTGTGTCCTTATCCCTATGGCAAGCCCTGTCCTATCTGTGAAGCTGCTATTGCGGCTAAGAACGCTGGGGATACCAAGACCAATGAGGCTCTGTATGCTAAGACAAAGGTGTACTACAACATTGTTGACAACAGCGAACGTGATAAGGGCATCAAGATTTTTGAAACATCTATCAAGGGATTCCAGAAACCACTGGAAGTAGTAGACCTCAATAGTGAGGAAGATTTTCCGGGTAAGTTCTTTGCAGATATAGATAAAGGTCTTACTGTAAAGGTACTCGGGGGAGAAGCGGAATTCGGTGGGCACAAGTACATCGAAGCATCTTCTATCTCGTTCGTAGAACGGAAGGAAGGGGTTAAGCAGTTTGTCAAAGACGTTATTCCTCTGGATAAATGTATCAAGCTCATGTCTTATGATGAACTTGAGGCACTGATGATGGGTGCTGGTGGGGATGGGGAAGAAGATGAAGACGAAACCCCTACTAAGAAAGTCTCTAAGCCTCCTGTAGAGGATGATGAAGATGATGAACCTCCTGCTAAGGTTAAGAAGCCTGTAGAAGACGAAGATGAATCTCCTAAGCCCAAAGCTGATGGAGAGTGTCCTGAAGGTCTTGAGTGGGGATTCGTGTATGCTGGAGATTCCCCAAAGTGTGAGGATTGTGATCCTAAACTCTACTCCAAATGTATGAAGTACGGTAAAGCAAATAGCTAAGGAGTGAAATAGCCCACAGGTTGAAAGGCTTGTGGGCTTTCTTTATGATAGACTTAAATAAGACAAGGAGAACTGTGTTGGCAAAGAAAGAAAAAGAAGCAGACAATCCTATTTACTTCGATACAGGACATCTACTTTTAAATTTAGTGACCGGAGCTGGTGAAAAAGCAGGATACGGTATGGGCATAATGGCTTCAACTCTGTACAGGGATCACGGCCCATCTGGGGCATCAAAGTCATTCAAAGCAACAGAACTTATTGCTGCTAACTATTATAAGTATAAGGACAAGTTCAAATGGCGATATGTTGATGTAGAAAATGGTAATACTATCGACACAAAAGCCTTATATGGATTTGATATGATGCCTCCTCCATCGAAAAATGAACGACCTGTAATCACTGCTGAGGATTGGGATTATGACCTTAACAAATGGCTTGAAACTCTTCACCCAGAAGACGGAGAGTGCGGGGTATATGTTCTTGATTCACTTGATTCTCTTTCATCTAATGATACAGAGGAGCGTAAAGAAGACAGACGTAAGGCATATGATAGAGGCAAGGAATTCTCTGAGGGGACTTATGGTACAGGGCAAGCACGGTTTTTAAGCCAAGAGTTTTTTAGAGGACTTACTGCTAAACTGAAAGAAAAAAATGCTATGCTCTACATCATATCGCAGGAGCGTGAAAATCTCAATGCGGGTATGTATGCTCCAAAATGGACTGTTGGTGGTGGTAAAGCAGTTTCGTTCTATGAATCTGTTAGAATCCGCTCTGTGTTGAAACAGAAAGAAGAGAAAGAAGGCAGGGTAATATCTGTGGTAGTACAAGTTACAGCAGAGAAAGTTCGTAACCCCAGACCGTTCCGCTCTTGCTTTGTGACTATTCATTTCACGCATGGACTCGATTCTTTTGGAGATGAGATAGACTTCCTGTTCGATCTTCGCTCCGAGAAGACTGGAGAGCTACTTAAAAGAGCATCTGCTATCATATGGGACGATGGTATGGAACCCATGAGCAAAGAGGAGCTTATAAAGTATATTAGTGAGAATAAGCTTAGAAAGGAATTGAAAAAGCGTGTGATCGATAAATGGAATGCTATAGAGGATTCTATTGTTGTACAGAGGCCAAACAAATTCGAGGATGAAGACGATGAATGAGTGCAATGGCTAGAAAGAAAAAGGAAGTCTTACCTCCTGAGCATTGTGCATCTGTTCGAGAGTATGAAAAGTCAAATTGGTGGCGTAAAAAGAGTCAAGCGTTACTGGATGATAAAGATGTTGTGTGCGAGATTTGTGGGAGACCCCGCTTTACTTGGATGCCCAGAAAAAAGGTATGGAAGAAAAGAAGGTTTTCACTTCACCACAAAACGTACCAACGGGCTCCAAATGAATATCCCTCTGACTTTATGTTTCTGTGCAATCTCTGTCACTCTGAATCTCATAAGATATTACAATGTGAGAATGTAGGACAGATGTACAAAGAGCTTGCTGCAATAGTGAGAAAGTATTTCTTCTATGACGGAATAGACACATTTAAGGGGTGGTAGTTGACCTTAAAGGCATACATATGTTATACTGTGTATGCCTTTTGTATTATAGGAGTAGCTAATGAAAGATAGAAATCTGAATGCTGGTGATAACTGGAAAACACCTAAAGAGCTTTATAGTGAATTAGACAATGAATTCCATTTTGATTTTGACCCATGCCCGTATAACGAGGGAGAAATCACAGATGAGAATGATGGTTTGAAAATTGACTGGGGATATTGTAATTTTGTTAACCCCCTGTATTCAAGGAAACTTAAAGAAGCGTTTGTAAAACGTGCGATTGAAATGCAAAAACTAGGTAAGACGAGTGTGTTTCTACTTCCAGTATCAACGTCTACAGTATTATTTCACGATGTAATTAAACCAAATGCAGAAGAAATAAGATTCTTACGTGGAAGAGTTCGATTCGAGGGTTATAATACTAAAGGAGAGTGGACAACAAATAATTGTGGTATGCATGATTCCATGATTGTTATATTCAGAGGGAACGTATGACAGAACAAGAAATACGAGTTAAAATACTTGACCTACTAAAATCAGGTGAGTTCACAAGGCAACAGATAAAGGAAGCTCTTTGGATAGAAAGCGACAGGAAACTTGATAATGTCCTCAAAGAATTACGAGGTAGTAAACTCATTTATTATAATGGTAACGGCATATATTCCCTCATAGAAAAACCAAAGAAGGCACGAGTGAAAAAGAGTAAGGCAAAAAACACAGCATCAATTATACTGCTTCGTATCATATTTGGTATCCTTTCTGTGGGGGCTTCTGCCGTCTCTATACGCAATACCTCACGTTATCTACTAGAAAGCTACCCTCTAATGTGGGGGATGAGTATTTCTATTCTGATGTCATTGTTTATGGTTTCTGCTGCGTCTATGGTGGTTTACTTCAGTCAAAAGAGGCATTATATCAAGGCATCTGGACTTGGAATTCTCTGGGCTGTTGTAACTTTCTACAGTATGGCTAGTACGAGTATTGGTATGTTTAATAATTCTAAAGAATCTTTTGTCAAGAAAGCTACTATAGAAAAGATAGACAATAGTAACGAAATGGTGTATAATGAGTACCAGAAACAGGCTGATGGTATCCAAAAGCTTATAGATGATAAAACAGTTACCTTAGAGCGTCTTAATACTGAGATTAGTAATTATGATGCGGGAAGTAAGCAATATGCTAACACATCTTGGTCTATTACAGTAGCAGAGAGGTATATAGAAGCTAAACAGAAGGAGCTAAATGAATTAACCGAGAAGCGCGTAGCAGTTATCTCAAAAAATGAGACAACTGAAGTAGTAGCAAAGAACTTCTATGAACAGATGGAAGAATTGTTTGGAATACAAGCAGCATTGGTGCAGTTTATATTGAGTCTTATGGCTTCAATATTTATTGATATAATTGCTCCTATAGGGGCATCGCTCGCATTATTCTTAAAGGAGGGGTAAATGTATAAGTATTTTGTACATTTCACTTGGGTGTCAAATTCAGAAAATGGAGACGGTTGTATAGAAATACAACGCAATGCTCCGGTAACTTCTCATGAAGATATAGTCAGTATGCAGAATTCGATCTTAGAATCCATACATGTAAAAGATGCGACGGTTGTTATTACTAACTTCAGAAGATTTGAGGAGCCAGAATGAACGAAGAAGAAGTAAAATTATTAGAAACTCTCCTTCTTGCAGGATGGGGAAATGTAGCTGGTGTATTATTTTCACCTAAAACTACATGGAAAGCACTAGAAGAAGAAGCATTGTCTAAACTAATGCTAATGTTTGGTTACAAATACGGAGGAATTAAGTGATAGTATCAGTTGATATTGTTAATTTTCAATCGCATCCCGATACACATATAGACTTTACAGATGGACTTAATGTTCTTGTTGGTTCCTCCCGGTCAGGAAAATCTGCAATCCGTAGAGCTATCATGTGGGTTATCACTAATAGACCTTCTGGTCTTGGTGTTATTTCGTGGTGGAACAAGAAAGGGGACAAGCTATCCGGGGAAACAAAGGTAACTATAACTCTTGATAATGGTACAGTTATTTCTCGTGTAAGGTCTCCTGAGCTTAATGGATATATTATCAATGGTAAGAAACTAGAGGCTGTAGCTACATGTGTTCCAGAAGAGATACAGGAAGCATTTAGAATGGCTGACGTTAATATGTCTGGGCAGTTTGATGCTCCGTTCCTTGTATCTCAATCTGCGGGTGCTGTAGCGCAATACCTTAATGAAATTATCAATCTTGAGGATGCTGATTACTACCAAAAAGAAATTGAATCTGATAGGCGTAAATGTGTCTCTGATGCTGGGGATAATAACAAAAAGATCCTAGAGCTTTCTACTTCTATTAAGGAGTTTGATTGGATTGATGAAGCAGAGCAAATTACATCCTCTATTAAAGATAAACTGTCAAAATATGACAGTATTGATGATAGTGTATCAAAGATAAAAGTATTAAAAACCTCCCTAGATGAAGCAAAGGATAAAATAGAGAAATTACAACCTATTATTGATAATGCTGAAAGCCTTTATTTACATATTAAACAAAAGTTACAAGACCTTACTGAAGCAAAAGCTACATACACTACTCTTGTGCATCTTAGGGGCCAATTAGAAGAAGCTAAGAATAAACAAAATATTCCAATAGAAGGGATGGAAAGGAGTGTAAAACGTATAAGTAAGCAAATTACAGTATATAATGATTTAACAAAGCATTTGAATACTGTATGGCAAATGTATACAGAATACAACAAAGGGATAAAAATTATCAAAGAAGTATCTTTAGAATTAAAAGAAACACAGAGAGAACTCGATCTTATTGATATCTGTCCTTTATGTGGTAATAAACTTAAAGACATGAGTGTGGTGTTTTGAGAAAGGTGGAGGTTATGAACTGTTCACCATGTCCTGATGTAAGAAGGAAGGTGGTGTTTGTAGAAAAAGAAGATGATATATATTATTATGGATACTACCTTAAT